ACCATGCCTGTGCTTAATATAGCGTAAGCCCCACTCAACCTGCTGTATTGGACTAGCTGTTAATAGATAGACACTCTTACCTTGTGGTATTCCATATACCTTATGAGTGCCTGTTAGATTACCTACTGCTTTTGGATTCCAAGCAGATTCCTTGCCATATAACTTAGCTATGCATTTATATTGTTTAATATCATTTAATGAATAATAAGCATATTGTTTAGGTGTCATGCTTATATCGTTTAGATTTGTAGAACCTGCTTCAGGCATTAAGCATAGAGATCCCACTAATGCTATTAGCACCCCACGCGCTATCCGCCTAAGCGGCGCGTGTTGAGCCCCTGAAGGGCTCTGCCTAATTAGCATAACGATAGTGTCAAGCAACAGCGTTAATCTTGGGCGTGTCATTAGTATTGTACCCCCTGTGGATAACTTCTGTGGATAATTATTTATCCGTTGAATAGAAGCCCTTACCCTTAAAGTGTGCAGGAGCAGCTGCAATAACCTTGATCATAGGACGATTGCAATAAGGACAAGGAATCACTGGTCTACCGTTGAATCCATGAGTGACTTCTTGACTGAGATTGCATTTGTCGCATCGGTAATCGTAGGCTGGCAAGTAAGACACTTCCTTATCATGTATGACCCACATCCAGAGCAACGGTCTATGTCTGCTTCTGTAGGTTCTTTGTCTAGGTGACCGTATTTTAATATGAGTAGTGGCAATAGATCAGCTAGTCGGATTATGCAGGCATATTCCGCTGCATCTTCTCCTTGCCCATTTAGCCGAATAACTCCGAATCCTAATTCCCCCGAAACGGATGTCCGAGCCTTTAATTGTTTTAAGTACGCCAAGGGTTGAAACCCAGCCCTAGCCTTGACCTCGCAGTCAAACGGTACATTGACAATATCTTTGCCACTACCCCTTCCCACACATGCGCCCTGCCACTGAGTCGATAGGTACTCAGCTACTACGCGCTCTGTACGGAAACCTCTGTGCTTCCTGTGCTGACTAGGCACCATAAACACCTAACACATAACCACACAGCATTGACATGAGTATGGCTATTACAAAGACAACAGTAATGACATCTTCCTTATCCATTGACTGCACTGCACTTTGCACATTGCCAGATAACAATCCCATTAACAGGATCAGATGAGATCTCTGCTAACTCTTTAATCTGTACTGGCTCATTACATAACTGACATGGCACAAAGGCAGACATAAGATCTAGCCATTCGCCGTTAATCTTAATTCCTATGTTACCCATGACTATCCTCTTGGTTTCTGTGGTTGGAACTTGCCGTCCGATCCTAGGTTGTACCATTTTGTAGGGCATCGATGAGCTGATGAGATTGCTGTGTTGCAGAAATAACCGCCCCAAGCCTTGCCATTCTTCTCACCTTCACGCCATTGCATGTGTCCATGCTCGCACGATGGTGCTTCTACTGCTTCACCTGTTCCCATGATTGCAGCAACATTCTGCATTGCTTTGTCCAAGGTAACTGGCGCATCTACCACCTTCATATACTCATTGACTGGTGTAGTCCAATAGTCTTGCTCTGGTACGACATCCTGTACCGCTGGCTTTACAGGCTTCTGTGCTACTACCTTGCTCATTTCTTCTCGGCTAGGTCTTTTCCCTTTAGCTGCATAACCTGCATTAGCAAGAGCTCTGCCGATCGCCGAAGTCTCGCAATTCTCCAGTGCTGAAGTCGAATTAACACCTCGATCAGTAACTTTCTCTTCCGCGTACCCTGTTGTCCATGCAACAGACTCGGTAGCAACTTTGTAAAGATACGCTTTAACAACATATCGATCCCTGTCGCACACTTCCAACTCAGTTGCAATCCGAAAATCTGGATAGTCCTTAATAAACTTTTCAAGTCTCACCTCAACTGTCTCGTAATCGGCTAAGTTAAACATAGAGATCGTTCTCCTCTGTTGCTAGTTGTCCGCCAAGTGCGGCATAAGAAGCCATGTCAATCCAAGTGTCTATCTGCTGTGCTGACTGGTTGCTTCTGGCTAGTTTAACTAACACCATAATCCCTGCCACTTGATAGTCATGTATTGGAGTTTGTAAGTATGCGCTAAGTAGCATGGCTGTGTGTTGCAGGTTATCGGCTGGATGTCCATAGGACTGTCCACGATCTCGAATTGTGTCTGTAGCTGATAGTAAAATCTCGCTGGCTTTCATTCTTGCCAGAAGCCTTGTCGGCTTAGATCGCGACCACGAACATAACCTTCGCGCCTGCCGTCCTTAAAGCCTTGCCAATACCAGACAAAGTTAGAAGCTAAGAACAGTCCAATAAGACCAATAATTGTTATTGAGTTAATCATTACCGTACCTATCTGTAGCAGTGCCCTTGACTGCTTACAAACTTAGAGTCTCACGCCTGTGTGACAATGTCACGCACATTTGTGTAACGAAACAATAACGATTTCTAGGCGTATAACTTTCCATACAGTGTAAAGCTGCCGTCCTTGTTAATAGGCACAAGCATCGGACTTACGCGGTCTCCATGTGTTTCTATTACTGCCACGCTCATCTGCCAATTAGCACTACCAGCCTTCAGATAAGAGGCTTTCTTTTTGTCCATGACATTCCCAGCCTCTAAGCCCCACAAAGTCCTGTATGAGGCTCCTATGCCCTCTGTGAAGGCACTTATGCCTGCTCTGTGCGTGTGTCCACAGACTACAGACTTGCCAAACTTGCGAGCTAAACCAAGGGCAGTAAGTCCAGCATTAGTGTTCATCGATCCTTCGTCTCCATGGACTAAGACCCAGCCTCTATGGAACTCAAAGGGCTTCTTGTGGAAACGAATCCCCAAGTCATTGAAGCCCATAAAGTTGGAGTAGTCGAGTTCTGGAAGTCCGATGAGGCTAGGAGCTCCCCTAACGAGAGTGTGGTAAAGACGATCAGTGTGGTTTGATCGTGTGATATCGGTAGTGCCAAGATCCCAGAGGATGTTCTGAGCCAGACTTCTGTCCGCATCTAATTGCCCCTCATATTCTAGGTGCGTACCTTTAGCCCACTTGCTCTGGCTTTGCATGTCTAGCTCATCGCCTGTGTTTAGAACTAGGTCAAACTTCTCGCGCTTTACTAACTTGATAAGGTTCTTAACTGCTTGCTCATGATGGTACGGAATCTGGAGATCTGATATCACTAGATAGCGTTTTTTAATCATCGTCCTCATCTTCATAATCCCCGAAGCGTTCTGGCTCGATTGGATCAGGCAAGATCCATGCAGGGTAGGCTGATCGCTCTATGATGATTCCAAGGATTGTTTCTTCATCAAAGCCTGCGCGCTTTAGAGACTGAGCGAACTCATACATCCCAATGCAGTAAGCATCGAGTGCAGAGTAATCTTGCTCTACTAGCTGCTGAGTTGCTTTTCTTGCCATGAGAAAATTATCGGTCTAGAAGTAGGTTATAGATCTCATCAACACGCCCATTGAGTCTTTTAATTTCAGACAGAAGGTGTGTTATGACAAAGCCTGATAGACCACCCAGCGTTGCAAGGGTTGCGATGTAAAGGGTAAAGAAATCTGTCTGTGTCACTTTTTAACACCCATGGCAGGGTCGTTAGCATTGAGGTAGCGAAGCACTGGAGGCAAAATTGATGCAACACCTGCTGCAATGAGAGCCTTAGGATCTGAAACCCCAGCTGCTGCCATTGAGATAACTGCTACTAAGAAGGCTCTAGCCCATGATCCTGCTGCTGTCTTTAGTTCATTCATTGACTCGCTCCTAACATAGGTACTTGAAAAAAAGCCCCAGCATCGTCAGCTTCTTTCGCAAACGAGATGTGGCAGTGGTGGTTATGTTTGTTTGAGCCCTCGTATGTTCGCCATGCCCAAGCCTTCTTGGCTGAGGCGATACGACCATCAAAGATAATGTAGGTAATTCTGCGTTCTTTTTTAGACTTGCATAGGAGACGAATCTGATCTGCAATATCTGGCATGAGGTCTGGCTTGCTCCGACCACTGACATCACGATCAACATCGATGGCACGAACCCAGCCATTAGCATCGGGATTATGATCGCTAGGGCGAGA